ATCTGCTTCGGCGATAAAACCACCTTCTTCAAATAATAGTTCGTATCGAATTAAATCAGAGACACCACACCATGCTTTCTGTTTATAGTATTCTTCAATTAGATGTTGATTATACCATTTACGATTGCGTAACATTGCATCAGTGAAAACGCTGTATTCCCAATCAGGATGTTTATCCCGCCAAGTATACATCCACTTAAGAGGAGCAGGCTTTGGGCCAATCCAAATATGTTTTATTTTTCTTTCAATATTAATATCAATCATAGTAAAGAATTCGTTATATGTTGAAACGCAGCCTCGGCATTTTGTAGATGATTATTTAATTTTACGTATCCAATATTTAAGGTATCAAACTGTTCTTCAATTTCCTTATCAATGTTAAGGCTTTCTTCAAGATCCTGTGCTCTGCCACTTTGGTCAAAACCTTTTTCAGGTCTCGTCAACATAAAGTTAATATTACGTGGATACAGTTTATAACATTCTAATGCCATCTTATCAATATTATCAGAATACAATGCTTCACCGTATTTCTCTCGATATATTGGACTAAGTAGTACAGGACTATCTGTTATAACATAATCCACTTTATCTGCTAATCGTAATATCTTTCGATGTTGATGGGCAAGAACGTATAACTGATCTGCTAACATTGGGACATTATTTTCCCATACACATTCTTTTGCGAATTCATCTGTTAACTCAACAGAGTAACCTGCGAGTTTCATTTTATAAAATAGACCTGCAGCTGCAGTAGATTTACCTGACCCAGGTCCACCATAAAAGTTTATTACTGTTACGTTTTTTCCACGAACCATAAGAAATCATCCTCAACCGAATATCCATCTTCACCATACAATTCAATCACTGCTGTCTTAACAGTTTCAAAATGTATATCATGTCCAATAATCATACCACCTTTCTTTACTTTAGGAGCCCACGCACCTACATCACGCATCACACCCATGTAACTGTGATCTGCATCAATAAAGACAAAGTCTAATGATTCGTCAGCAACATCTTTTGCTGCTTCGGTTGTATAGTCTTTGATAATTTCAGCTCGCCCAGGATAGGCTTGGCAGAATTGTACTAAGTTATTATAGTACGTGTCATGATCCCATGCGTGACCATTTTCTCCACGTGTCCATTGTTCAGGACCTTCTTGATCTGGTTGAGCTGCATATAAGTCAACACCGATAAGATGTAGATTGTGACATGTTTTAACAAGATGTTTAAATGTTTCGCCGGTCCATACGCCAAGTTCAGCGCCTTTAGTCCAACCGTTCTTACGTACATATTTTTCGATGGTCTGCCATCTCCAAATGTTACCACCACTGTGGCCTCTATCATTGATTCTACCCATTTTCACTTTCCTTTTCAATTTGATTCATTACAAACCTTATTATTATATATTATAACAAACTATGGACCTAATGTCAACTATTACTTCTGCCAACCCTTAATATATTGGTCTGAGAAGTTAGCAAGACTGAATCCCATACGATCAACGATCTTTAACGCGTTCTTCCCATAATGGTCGATAGCAACGAATCCTTCCTGACCTGTAACTTCGAATCCTTTAGTTGTTTTAAGTAGAGTTTTAATACCACCTACTGTATTTAGTTTTGCTATGATAATGTATTTCATATCAACTAACAAATCATATAAAGTAAATATAGCTTCAAGCTTCCTGGTATTCTTTTTATCAAATATACCTAGTACCGCGGTTGCCTTATCCATTTGTGTTTTCTTACCAGCAGGAGTCTTACGCTTATCTGCTTCATTCTGATAATACTTTTGTATGTAAGTTTGTAGATCTTTTACGAACGGCTTAACTGCACCAATACGTTGACCATCGCGTACCTTTGTATTAATAAAAGTATTAACCTTTTGATTTAATTCTTTATTCGTCCCAAGTTCATTTAAGACTGCAACATCTATTGTTCTAAACATTGTACCTGCTTTTGATAGTTGGGCAGTTAATGCCTTGTTCTCTGCCTTGGTAAATGTTGCTGTTCCTGACTTATCTTCAAAGCTTGCATCTACGTGCCAGACCGTTTTAACACTATTAAGTTTTGTTGAGATCGCCATACCAAAACTTGCAGACATTGTTTCAAGACTTGATCCTGAGTATGTTGTGTGCCATACCACGCCGATCTTTGATCCGTTGATTGTCTTACCGAGGCTTGATGCTTTAGGTACCGCGTAAACAATGGTATTAGGATGGAAAGTAACACACGATTCTCCATCAATATCTTCCGTCTTGAGATCGTCGTTCGTATATAAGAAATCACCTTGTATTACTCCTTCAATTCCGAGCTTGGCGAATTCTTTCAAAGCAACTTTAAATTTGCTATTGAGTTCACCACTCAGATCATTATCTATTTCACTATCTGTTTTGTATAGCTTTGGAGTTTTATTAAATACTCCTTTCTTTGCTACGAAGAACTTACCATCGGCAGGATCTGTACCAGCAAATATCGCAGGAGCGCCATCCCACTTAACTGTTAAATTAACTGGTGCACTTGTATTACCTGATAGCATATCACGTATATTGCGAATGTAATTGATTACGTTTCTTGTACCTTTTACACCTCCATCGAGAAGTGCGTCCTCAAGATGAGTCATGTGCAGGTTTGCATCTGCTGCTTCTGCTATATGCTGTTTGTATGACTTCATTTGCTTTTAATCCACTTTTTTGCTAACGTATTTTGTATTGGTCGTTTGGCAAATTTCGTTGCCCATTTAAAACCTTCACCTGATATATCTGTAACATCAGAACCTTCACTGTTATCTAATATAATAAAGTTCTGAGAAAAGAAACCTTGGAATTTACCAATATTCTTTTGAACATCTTTCCAAAATTTTACAACTTCTTGTGTAGGTAAAGATCTTGGTCTGTTATCGTTACGACTAATTGCTGTATCTAAATCTGTATTCACAAAGATCATTGAAACATCGTATCCAAGTTTCTTTAATTCTGAAGCCTGTGATTTGATCTTATCAAAGTTCTTACCAGTTCCATCAATAACAAGACCTAAACGACCTGTTAGATAACCGTCCATTTGAGCACCAGTAAGTTTCTTTGCAGATTGTCTCGCTGCTTGGCCTGCCGCTGAGAATATACTATCGGCATCCATTTTCATCATGGCTTTTTCCATTGCCTTCTCAAACGGTATATCTGAATTAACAACTTTAAAACCTAAAGCCTGTAAACCAGTTTCCTTAACCATAAAGCTCTTACCTGACCCAGGACCTCCGGCAAGGAATATTGCCTTAAAGATTGCTGGGTCGTTCGGACCTTCATTTACAAAGTCTGCGTAACGAATCACTATTTAGACACCTAGCTTCTTTTTTAAGTTACTAATTTCTGCATCAAGAGTTTTCATCTTTGAGTCAGCTGGCTTTTTACCTTTATCAAGTTGATCCTGATATGCAACAGATAGTGTTTCTAGATCTTTAAGATCACGTTGTCTATTTTCTAGAATAGCTTCTTCGTGTAGGTTTTCTTCTATAAACTTTTCGTATCTCTTCATAACGTTATCTCCGTTGGAACGCCTGTAGCGTTTGATATTTCGACTCCTAAGAAACGCATCAGCGCTCCCATCATTTTCTTACCCATCTTTACGATCTTTTTGAATACAGCGGATATCTTTTTCATAACGGCTTGGATTGCCTTCCCAACCTTCGCTACAAAATCCTTGCCTTTATTCTTTGCCCAATCGCCAGCTTTCTTTAACATATCAAGAGGACCTTCTGCAATAAAGTCTTCTGTCAATAAACCGTCTATTGAACCGAGTTCCTCTAATACAACGCCTCTCAACGTTTCAGATTCTTTGATGCCTAAACGCAACGCTGAATAAGCAGGAGAACCACCCCCACCTGATTTAAACGAAACGACAGGTCGAACTGTTTGTGCGTATTTAATAATGATTGGATCTTTGATGCTGTTGATAGGTTGAAGTTCAATTTCGCCTGTTACACTAAACTTACCTAATAGATTAGCTGCAGCTTTAGAACCTGCACTACCAAACTTATGATTACCTGTTGCTGCTTCAAGTACAATATGTTTACTGAATAAAGCATTAACTGCTGTATCTTGATTAATAAGGGCTTCGAGCATTTTAGTTAATTCTCTATTACCTTTATCCTTTTCTTGGAAATCAATCACTGCATCAGTCTTTTCACCGGCTTTTGATTGTTTACGTAATTCACCAGCGGTTGTTCTTGATATTAAACTTGACATATTAGTTTCCATTGTAGCAACTAATTTATCTGCAATTTTTCTATCTTCGCCCATTTCTGACATTGCGGCTTTAACGATTGCGATAGCTTCTGCCTTGGTTGGTGAGGCAAGTTGCGATCCACCTGCTTTCTTTAATGATATCTTTTCTTTGAAATTGGCTGAGGCAATATCGGTCTTTGGTGTTTTATTCTTAGCACCAGCATCTTTCCATATAGGTCCTAAACTAATAGATCCCATACCACGACCTGTTTGAATAAGTTGCTTTGCGCTGAGTTTTGAATTAAAGTTAGACGCGATTACCTTTGCAGATTCTCCATACTTTTCTTGGAACTTCATGGCGACTTCCATTGTCGCTGAATCTGTTGTCTTACCGTTTAATTCGTTATATGCGTATACAATAACATCTTCCCATTCAGCACCAGAGGGTGGTGACCCTGCTGACTTAACATGAGTAAAGGCACTTGACTTATACGAGGTAGCACCTTTGAACTGATAGATCTTGCCGTCAGGTCCTTTAAGAAATTTCTCTTCAACACCATCAGCAGAACCAAATACTTTAACAGGTTTTGCGGTTGTTGCTACAATTTCAAATACATCGCCTTTGTTGTAACCTAAATCAGAAAGTTCTTTAAAGTTCTTACCGGTGAACATGACCTTATGGCCAATCACATAGTCGTTCTTCATAAAAGAAGCTTCAGCGATGAAAGATCTATAACGTCTCATACTGCACCCTATATTAAATTATTGTATATCTATTTTCTATTTATACATAATCGTTATGTCAACTGTGCATCACCAAACACTGGCTTACTGCCACCACGTTTATTCAGTCTCATACTAATGTCAGTCTTATCTACACCGAACGATGGTTTAGAATTACTACCAAAGGCACTACCTTCTGGTTTCTGATGGCCTGCAGGTGCTTCCATATTAATGTTGTCTTGGGCTGAATCTTCGAGTTCGTATATCTTCATCTTTGCACGTTCAATACCTACAAGGAATCTACGATAGTAACCGATATCTCCCCAACGATTCTTCAACTGTTTAATCATCAGCTGTCCCATCTCTTCAAGGTATTCTGAGCTGACTAGACCAAAGATTGCATCTGCCGTGTGGGTTATACCCATTGACTCTGAAGTGTTAGTTAGATCAACATCTGAGTTACCATACGCATCTCTGTTATACTGAGACGAGGTAACGATTGCACAATTGTATTCCATAGCAAGGCCACGAACTTCTTCTGCAATAGATTTTACTAAAGTATAACTATTTGCAGCTGCTGCACCTTTAACTCGAGCAGATGAACAAATATTTAAATAGTCGAGATAGATAACATCAGGAGCAAAATTCTTTTTCAGTTTCAACTCATTAAGTAAATGTCTGAAGTGACCGCTGTTAGCAGATCCTGTAGGGAATTCCTTAATAACTAATTTACCAGTTGTCTTTGACTTGTAACGATTCATTCGCTTTTCAAATACATCACGAGGAACTTCAGCAACTTCATCAAGGGTAATATCCATAATGTTTGCATCAATCCTTCGACCAATTTCTTCAGCGGCCATCTCCATTGTAATATACAGTACGTTCTTGCCATACATCAAATGATTAGCTGCGAAGTGACATTTAAGTAAAGATTTACCACCACCTGTCGTTGCCAACAGTACGGTCATAGATTTACGAGGTATGCCACCTTTAGTAATTTTATTTAGAATATCTATATCGAATGGAATACGTTCTTCCTTACGGTGGTAATGTTCATAACGTTCATCACCATCTTCAAGGAAGTCATGACCAACAGATTGGTCGAAACTGATACCCAACGAATCGGATAACAGTCTCGGGATTTCTCCTTTGCCCATCTCTTTGTCTTGACCATCAAGAATAAGAATAGATTTACGTATTGTATTATATAAATCCTTATCTTGACAGAATGTTTCGGTTTCTTTGAGAAGAAACTCAACGGAGGTATTAGGATCAACC